GGCCATGGCCAATGCGGATGCTACGTCAGCAGAGCAAACGATGAAGTTACCTTTACCACGACGTGTGTCTTGTGCAATGTGGTTAGCATCACGTTCAATGTTGAACAATAGACCTTTGAAACGCTCTACAGACCAACGACCATTAGAATCAACGTCTAAGTCGAATGTGCCGGCAGTTGCTGTTGCTGGAGAACCGTTCTTTGCAACTTTGTAAATTGTACGAACAACTTCGCGATTAATTTCAAACATAAACTCTTGTGACAAGATGTTTGATAATTCTGCTTCTGCGTCAAGACCGTGAATTGCTTTCAAGTCTTGTGCCAATTCAACTGTATATTCAGCTTTCAGTGCACGAGATTTTGCAGTAACTGTTGTTTTGTCAATAGAGAAAGACATTTCGCCGAAAGTATCTTGACCTTCCATTGAACCTGTTGTTGTAGCGTTACCAGTGTTGTATGTTCCAAATACTGGGTTATTGCCTGTTGCGTCTTGCATAGAGCTAGAGAAAGAAGTATTTGCCTCATTGTACAATGCTTCTTTTCTTGTCGATGTGTTGTTACGCTCTGAACCATATATAGAACGCATTGCAAAGATCAAGCCTGTTGGACCTGTCATTGGCTGTACACCGCAAATGTCATATGCCATTAGGTTAGGCATTGCACGACGTACTAAACCGATCATGATCGGGTCATACTTGTCAATACCGCTAGTAGCAGAAATGTTGTTTGTTGGAGCTGCCTCAAACAATGCATTACGCTCTTCACGTAATGAACGCTCTTGGTTCTCTAACAATACAGACGTTACTTGACGTTTGTAGCTGTCTTTAATTGGAGGAAGGTCTGGGTGATCCAGAATTGCTTCCCATTTCTTTTGGTAGTTTTCGGATAAAAACATTTATGTCTCCTTGTTGTGACTGTTTTAAATAACTTTTACTTATTTATAAGTTATTGTCTTTTGATTGTTCTCGATAAGGCATTTGCATAAGCTGAAACAACATCGTTGCTTTGCGTGAAGCTAGCTGGCGTGTCAGTCTCCTCTGTTAGCGCTTGCTTGGCTGTCTCTTTAATTACAGCGTCGCGTGGAAAATAATTTTCCTTAATAACAGAAACTTTTTCTTTGTAGATTTCTTCATTCTCGAAATCGACACCTTCTAAAAGTTTTGTCAATTTATTTACTTCAGTATCTGCCAAATCCTTAGCCATTTCCTTAATAATAAGTTTGCGCTTTAGTTCTGTTACTGAAGTATTTAAGCCAACATTGTTTTCTACTTGACCATTTAGGCTTTCTTCCAACTCTGTTACCTTAGCTTGTAATTCACCTATTACATCATATTTTTCCTCAGGCACTTCAATATAGTGTTCTTTGAAGAGCGCCTTAAGACCTGTCATAAAGTCTTCAGCGATTTCACCGCGAAGACCATTTTCTACTGCCAATTTATTTTCTTCTATGTAATTTTCAACTACATAGTTAAGATATGCATCTACTTTTTCAACAATGCTTTCCTTATACTCAAGGAATTCTTCAGCATATTTTTCTTCAAGTGATGCTGCAACTTTTTCCATTTCATTATTAACGCGAGCAATAACTGCTGCTTCAAAAATGGATGTTGCTTTTTGTCTAAAATCTTCTGAAAGTTCTTCGCCAAAGATTGGAGAAAGATCGATAGGTTCAACTATTGATTCTTCTGTAGTCTCTTCTTCAGACACAACTTCTGCAGATTCATCAGTTTCTTCATCTTCATGAATACCCGTGTTCTGTGGGATAGTTGAAAGATCTTTTACTGTTGTGAAGTTAGGTGCATCGCCGACCGGACCCTTCATTGCAATAGTATTTTTAGAAATACCCTTTGCAGTAATAGCTCCTTGGTTTACATCTTTCTCTTCACGATCTTCGTGACTTGCAGATTCCGAATCACCCTGTTTAGGGTTTGCTGTGTCGCCAGAATTGGCGGGCTTGATTGTGGAATCTTTTCCGCTAGTTGGAACCATTGGTCCTGCGCCCTCATTAACTTCCTGCGAAGTCTTAACAGAAACGCGTTCTAGCAATTCCTTAACTTTACTTTCTACTGACATTAGAGTCTCCTAAATGTATGAATGTTCTCAATCTATATTTATAAGTTTTATTACCTAGACAATTGATTGACGAATTGTTCAAAAATTTGTAATTTAACTTCGTCTAAATTCTTAGCTGAAGTCTTCCTTATTTGCTTTTGTGCATTTTCAATTTGTATTGCTTTCCACACGCCATTTTCAAGAATCCACTCCGCAGATTCCATGATTCCTTGAACAAAGGCGTCTGGGGCAGATGGGTCAGCAACAATGTCAACAGTTGCAAGGTGAAAATCGCCTTGTACTTCGTTGATTCCTTCGGAGTTCATTTTCAACGACCCTAAACCTCTTGTGGATACGCCTAACTGAACTTCATTTTCTATTAAATTCTTTGCTATAATTCCCATAGGTGTATCCAATATTTTGGCTCTACCTATAACATCATTACCTTCCATTCTTAGACTGGTAATAAGGTGGGAAACTTGATGTAAGTTGATTGAAGGATTCTCAGGATGACCTAACTCTCCTAATGAACGTTTTTGCCCAATAAGCTCTTGATACTTTTGGACTTCTCGTTCCATAATACCTCTACCATAGGAACGATTGTTTCTATTTGGTTTTTCAGCTTGAGCAAAGATACCCTCAATAAAGATATTTTTTCCGCCACCCTGTTTGTCTTCTACAAGGTAGTGTAAATCTTGTGCGACTTCTTTAATTAATCTCATATTAGTTCCTAATTATTTTTTAGTCTGTTGGTCAGGTTCTATAAAGCCTGCAGGTTTAGATAAATGCAAATAAACTAATGAATTTGCTGGCATGGCAAGAGAAATATTAGAATTTGTATTTGATGTGTCAGCGAATCCAAACATTTGTGTCATAGACCAATTATCATTTCCATTGAGGTATAATGTTGCTATACCATTGCGAGAAACAACAACTGGCGATGTACCTGATGTAGACCACATCATACCTGTAATATTCATTTGAACATTTGGTTGATCTACAGTTTCATCTGATAGTTTTAGATCTAAACTAGTAATATTTGCTTGTCCATCGCCAAGAAGTTTTATGACTGCTTGTTGTCTAACTTTTTTAAGTACTGTACGTGTTACTGGCATCTTAATATCCTATTAATCTTTAACTTCTTTAGCATGATGCTTAGAAAGTTCGAATGTGAAATTTCCGCCTTGAACTGGCTTACCAGTATGAATAGCCTGATGCTTAACATTTGTACCGTGAATAGCATTGGCAACAGAAAGATTGGCATGTGTGTGAATATGTCCCTCGGAGTCTTTTGTAACAACAAGCGGATCCTCGTGTGTTGTCTCAACTTCTTCATTGACATCTTTATTCGATTGCATATAATCTCTAACTGTTGATATATAATCAGCACTTAAAGTAATTTTACTCTGTACCCATTCTGCAAGGTTAGTATTATCTTCTAACATATCATGCACAGTTTGAGCATTGGCAATAATAGATCTCAGTTGAGACTTGGCCATATCGCCTTCATAATCATACTCACGAGAATCTTTTGCCTCATTCGTTTTCTTTGCACCATAAGATGCACCCAACGCCATACGAATACGTTCTTTTTTAGATTTGCCGGCAAACTTAGGATTATCCGAATGGACAAAATCGCTAATATATTTGCCCGTAGGATCAGAAGCCTTTAGCTTTTCTTCTAAAGTTTCTTCTCTGATACTATTAAACGTTTTCATTTTCTTGTTCTTCTACGTCTATTGTAGTTTTACCTATAGATGATGCAATCTCTACTTTTCTAACATCAAGGGCATCAGAAATTTTATCTGCCATTGCGGTATTAAAATCTTGTAAAGCATCAGCTTGCTTGTTATTGATAATATTATCAATCATGTTTTGAATAACTGTGGATTCCATAATTTTTCCTTACTGTGAATTATTTATAGGTTGTTGTTGTCCCGGTGGCATACCCGGCATTCCAATTTGCGGTGGAGGACCTTCATTCTCAATTTGTTTCTTCATTTCCTGAATCTCTTTATCAGACATTCTCAAAATATTTTTCATTACATAATCTTGACTATAATATGCACCAACAAATGGTTGAACTTGATTTAATAAATCTACACGATTCCTCAAATTCTCAGCATTTTTCATTTCTTCAAAATATTGATCTTGTGCATATCTATATTGAATGTCATCTTTAATTTGATTCCAGTCTTTATCTGTCAGAACACCCTTTAAAATTAATTGGGTTCTCAACATATCACCAAATATTTCATTAAACTTTTTGCGAAGTCTTCCAACAAACTTGGCAAATTTTAATTCGTCTCTTGTTATCTCGGTTGCTCTACCAAAAGAAATACCAGTTTGCGGCTGCATTCTAGAAAGAGGAACATTTAATGCCTGATATAATTTACCCTGAAAGTAATTAATATCTTCAATCTGTCCCAAATTTTCGCCGCCAGGTAATGTAGTAATCTCAGTACCTCTGCCGCCTTCTCTTCTTGGCAACCAAAAATCTTCCAACATAGACATCATTTTACGATCATCTCGTATCTCGCCCGTATTAGAATCATAAACGATCTTATTACGATAACGAGCCATGATATCTTTTAAATATTGCTCAGCTTTCAATTTAGGCAAATTGCCCACATCAATATAAAATATTCTTCTTTCAGGCGCTCTAGCCAATCTATAAATTACTAAAGCATCTTCCATCATCTTTAACTGATTCACAGGTTTAATGGCTTTATGTAAATGACTTAACACTACATTCTTATCCAAATCCATAACCCCAGAAGGCACAAATGTTATAGCATCTGTTGCTATCTTAATACCTTGTGTTGGGTTATTTGCAGTATAACCCGGATTATATGTAATACCTTTTTCATTATATAAGAAAAATTCTTCTACTGACTTGATAATTTCAACACCAGTCTTTTGATCTTTTTCTTTTTTAACTTCTCTGATCTTTTTAATTTTTCTAGGATCTATAATCAATGTTTCCAAAATACCACGTTTTGGATTAGAAGTGTCTATAATCTTTTGAAAATAAATTCTCCCATCTATATACCATCTGCGAAAATAATCAAATCCTCTAGTATCAAATTCAATCAATTTGTAAATTACTTCAAATTCTTTAATGATACTATCTTTAATATCTTGAGGAATCTTAGACTGATCCAAATTAATTTGTACTAATGCTTCATCATCAACTGCCGCAATAGCTTCAGTCAAAATTTCATCAATAGCTGCAGATGTATCTGAATACATTGCCGCTTCACGATATCGTGTAATAAGTTCATACTCAGATTTCGCTGTCGCATCTAGATCAACGTATGTGCCAAAATGCCCACCCGCTTGTACTGTTGATGCACCGTCGTCAGAAACAGGAGTAGCGAAACCTTGCAGTTTACGATCTATCTCATCTTCCCCACGACTAATATTAAAACCAAATAATTTAATTGCCATAATTTAATTCACTTTATATTATTAAGCCAAAGTTGTAATTGCGTCTACCAATTGTTGTGCAGGATTATTAGAAAATTCAAAAGTTTGATACTGGAAAGATACCGAGAATGTCGATAACTGATCGTTGCTACCAAAGTCTAAACCAACTGCTCCCAATTCAACTGGGAAGGCGCCTATTAATTTATATTGTTTCAGAACTGCACCATTACGGTCCAATTGAGAAATAAACATATCTGTTTGATATTGAGCAGGCTGTAATGCACCTGTTTTGTTTCCGAGATTTTCCATCCCGTTCATCCATTGTTCTATAGCGGATCTAATAGTAAATCCGGAGTCATTTAGAACTGTGCATTGGAACGGAGCAAATTCTCTGTCGCCAGCCATCTTAATTAGACGTCCTCTGTAATATACAGGGGCAACACCAATGGTTTGCCCTGGTAATTCAGCTACACTAATTAAAAATGGGGACTTTGTTACGGCAGCTGCTCGCCCCGTAACATAGTTTGGAAATGTCAACTGAACCGCAAACTGATTGGGACGTGCCCCACCATTTGTTAGTTCCGATTTAAATCTCTCTACATTAAATGGTATTGCCATTTCTTATACTCCTATTTAGGCGCCGACTTCTTCAAACGACACGCCACTTCTTGTAGCTACAAAATTCAACTGAATAAAGTTGATTGCTCTTGCAGGCTTGATGAATATGTCCGCAACAAATTCATTACGGTCTACAACCGATCCTGGGTTATTCGTGTCATCACATATTACTCTAAAGTCTGTAATACCACGACGACCTTGCACATCTCTTAAGAATGGTTCAACAAGATTTCTAAATTGTGCTCTTGTGAATGGATCATTAAATTCAAATAATTGGAATTTAGATGCTGTAGAAATTGCTTTTTCTAATACGATAAACAATCTACGAACATTGATACGATCAAATGCACTTGGTCTTGCCAATAGAGTTTTATCTCCAAATAACAATGTTCCTTGTCCAGGGAATGTTACTACTGGATTAATACCTTTCTTGTACAGATCATCTCTGTCTGTCTTAGTAGGTGAGAAAGCCAATTTAACAACATTCTTAATAACGCCTCTGTTATAGCCTGCAGGAGAGAACCAAGGATCAGCAATGTAATCTGTTCTTGCAGCTAAGCCTGCGACGTCACCATTTAATGGAACATAACGATATTTATCA